ACATGGTTCAATCATTCAATACAGAGGCAACCAGCCTCAGAGGCAACCAGCCTCATGGAGAACTTAAAATGATTCGCACTTTCGAGAAAATCAACTCCGCGCTCTTCAATGCAGGGTTCATTTACAGCCACGGAACACGGTTCGTGGCAGACGGCGGAAGCAGATTTATCCGCACCTACGAAAAAGATGGCAGGTACATCAAGGTCATTTGCCCCGCAGAAGACGATGATTCGGTGAAGGCTGAAAATGTCCGCGTCCTTCAGGTCAGCCACGCAAAACTCGGTCGTAAGCGTATCGCTTGGACTCCCTGTTCTATCGTTCGCTTCTAAGCTCCGCCGCGCCGATCCTACGGTAAGCGGTGCGTCCAGCGTGGTAGCTGGGGCCGGTACGTAACCCGGCGAAAGAGCAACAGCGGGGCCATCCCGCACCACTCGAAAGGTGACCAACCATGCCAGACACTCTCTCCATCGCGCAAGCTATCTCCGACGCCATCGAACAACTTGCCGCGCAGCTCGCCGCCGGTAACTCCGCCGCCCTCACCGAATACCTCAAGACGCTCTCCCGCTTCCATAACTACAGCTTCGGAAACACTCTTCTCATCGCCTGCCAGCGTCCCACCGCGCAGCGCGTGGCCGGGTTCAACACTTGGAAGCAACTAGGCCGCCACGTGAAGAAAGGCGAGAAAGCTATCCGCATTCTCGCTCCCATCGTCTACAGGTCGAAGGATGCCGCGAACGAGGACGCGCAGACTGCCCGCGTGGCCGGATTCAAGCCTGTATGCGTCTTCGACATCGCGCAGACCGACGGCGCGGACCTTGCAGATTTCACCAGTGCGACTGGCGATGCATCCGCGCAGCTTGTCAAACTTCACGCATTCGCCGCGACATCCATCCCCGTAACCTATGACGACTCCATCCGGCCCGCCTTGGGCATGAGCTACGGCGGCCGCATCACACTCGTTCCGAATCAGTCCAGCGCGGAAGAATTCAGCACTCTCGCGCATGAGCTCGCGCACGAAATCCTTCACAAGGGTTCCGAGCGCGCCGCAACCACAAAACAGCAGCGAGAGCTGGAAGCTGAAGCAGTCGCCTACGTCGTCGGAGTATCGCAAGGGTTGGATATGTCGACCGCTTCGAGCGACTATATCCGCCTCTACAACGGTTCCGCAGACGCCCTGCGCGAATCTCTCTCATCCATCAGCCGCGCCGCCAGCACCATTCTGGCGGCGCTGTAACCCTCACGCCTCGCTTACCCGAAAGGATTCCGCCATGAAACTGCACGTCTCACTGCCGGCTGTACAGATTGCCGGATACAAACTGCTCACGCACGCCTACTACCATCTGCTAGGCGACGGCAAATCGGAACCCGCACAATTGCTCCTTGCACTCCGCACCCGAATCTACCGCGAGATGACTGAAGAAACGTCGATGCTCATGTCGCAGCTCGACTTCCTTGAAACATTCGCCCACTCGGATATCTGGGAAGATGGGCTCGCAATCTATACGGAGACCGCCCGTGCCTAAGCCTATAAAACTCGATTCCGATGGAACTTTTTCCGAATTATGGGAAAGGGAAAAACAGCGCAAACTTCGTGATCCAATCAATTTATCCGTGGATCACGCCTACCCGAACGGGCTACCGCAACCTAAGTTCGTCGCCCTCAAGTCCACCGTGGTGCGGGCCGACCAACAGATCGCCCGCGCCGCATCCTCCACCCTCGCGCGCCGCATCGCCAACGCGCTCAACCGCTACGTACCAGGACCGAAAGGATATTAGCTCTCAGAGCAATCTAGTCGATGTCGTCCCTTCGCTTGTTTCCCCGTGTCACCCGCGCGGCCTCGGCTTCTGCCAGGCCGCGCCTCAGCGTTTCGAGTTGCGCTTCGAGCAGCCGTATCGCATCATCCACGCGCAGCGCGGGATCCTTCGCGAACGCTACCGAGTTCAGCCCGATCGCCACCAGCAACAATCCCTTGCTCCGAACGTTCATTCGGCGGCGTCCCCAGTCGAGAAATCCCGCTAGGTCCGCCGCCGTCTTGAACTCCCATCCATCCTTTTTATCTGGCATCTACTCGTTCTCCGCCGCTACCTGCCCATCCTCCATCACAATGCCCACCTTGCCCGAGCTGTCGACCATCGCCATCACCACCTGAAAATCGTTCGCCTCGCACAAATCCGCAAGCATGGCCATATTGTCCTGATCCAGCGCTTCGCCGTGCCAGATCGGCATGATGCGCAGCTTCGGGTCGCCCGCCATAAAGATGCTAGCGCAGATTCGAAGCTGCTCCGCCTCGCCGAGCTGGTTCAGCGGGATCGACTTGTACAGCACTCCATCTTCGGTTATCTCCACGCCGTCGACGGGCAATTTGGCCTCGCGCAGTGCGCGCAGCTTCGTCGCCTCGCGATCCTCCATCTGCATCGTCAGCCGCTCAACCTTGCGCTTCAGCGTCCTCGCGCGATCCTCAATCTTCGTTCGCCGCTCGCGCTTGTCTATCTCCCGGTTCGCGGTCTGCGCCTGCTGCAGCCGCGCGGTAATCTCCGCGGCGTCGATGTAGCGCGGTTCGGGTGCCGCCTCGTACGCAGCCTTAGCCTGTTCGAGTTGGGCATCTGCCTTAGTCGCCTGCATCTTCGCGATTTTCTCGTCCTCCTCAGCCTTGCGCAATTGCTCCTTCAGCCTAGCCACGCTGGCCGCCGCCTGTGCGATCGCCCGCTGCGCGGCGGCCACTCCCTCAGAGCACCGAGCGCACGCATTTTCTAGCAACGTGCGCTCTCGCTCAACCTTGCGCTCCGCCTCGTTGTTCGCGCTTACCTCGCTCAGCTCCGCCATAATGGCGGCATCGTCGACGCGCTCCTTCGGCAACCCAGGCTGCACCGTGATGTTCAACGCTTCGGCCTCAAGCCCGCGCATCTCTTTCGAGATCTGGGCGCGCTCGTCATAGTCGGCCTTGTTTTCCGCCGCGATCTGCTCGAAGTCGATCTCCACCTTGGCCAGCTTTCGCAGCCGCTCCGCCTGCTCCTTCGGCTTCAGCCGCATAAACTCCAGCGGATCTCCGACGCCCTCGCCCATCAACGCGTCTAGCATCTCCTGCGGCCGCGTGAACCTGGTGCCGTCCTTCGATTGCAGCACCAGCGTATGGTTGCCCTCCGGTGTAATCGTCCGCGTCAGCTCGAGCTCTACATGCTCCGTTCCCAGCGCAATATGGATTTTCGCCGCCTTCGCCCCCAGCCGCACGGGCTTGTCCTTCTGCGCCTTGCGCCCCAGCAGCCCGACCATCAAGCTGTCCACCGCGCTCGTCTTTCCTTGCCCGTTCTTGCCGGTAATCTTCACGATCCGGCCCTTGGGTTCGATCTCGATCACCCGAACCCGCATGTAGTTCTCCGCCATCCATCCCAGCACTCGCATACGTTTGCTCCTAGCTTCAATTCGGCCCGCTTCAGCCGTAGGGTCATAATAACCTCAGTTGTCGGATGATTCAAGCTCTCAACGCGATTTATCACTGCCAGTTCCGAACACACTTAGAAACTATCGCACCGTTGAATCAAATAAATACAGCCACCCGAAGGTGGCTGTGAGTGGATGGGAACGTGTGGCGAACCTATCTCTTCTTCCGCTTGGCGGCGATCTTCTTCATGTTTTCGGCGAACACCGCCTTCTTTTCGGCTTTGCCGCCCTTCGCCTTCGCGGCGTCGATCTTCTTCTCGGTCGCCTTGCCGAAGCTGCCGAGCGTGCCCTTCTTCTTCATCTTGTCCGTCGCTTTTTTGATAAAGTCCGCCATCGCTTCCGCTCTCCTTTTCGGTTATTGGCCCTCAATCCCGCTTAGCTCGCCGGCTGGTTTAGCGGAGTCGCATCGGGCAGCAGCGCCTGTACCGTCTCCACTGTAATCGGCGTTCCGCTTGCGGAGCTGTACGCCGTCAGTGCCGCGCTCACCAGCTGGCCAATCAGGTCCACCAGCGCGCCGGCCGTCTCCGCCTCGCCCGCAACCGCAGGGTCTGTGGTCTCGATCGTCGCCAGAATCGTTCCGCTCACCGTCTGCACGTCCTGCACCGCCGTTACCACGCCTGCAATGTCTGCCGCCATCTCTTTTGCCCCTTTCGCGCTCTTCGCGATTTGTGAAAATTCCTCTCGAAACCCTTTACTGCACGGTTGCCGGGTGTGCGATCGCCGGCGGACCGGCCAGCCTGGCCAGCGCCCTTACGTGGTCGGGTCCAGCCGCCGCGCCCCATCTGGCCTCGAACTCCTTCTGCCGTTGTGTAGAGCTCAGGCTGCTATACAGCGCCTTCGCGGCCGCGATCAGCGGGGGCAGCGCCGCCAGCGCATTCGTCACGATCACCTGCTGCGCCTGCAGCGCCGTCGCGGATCCCTTCGCCGCCTTGATCGTCTCATATTCCATCATCGCATCCACCGCCGTCGTCTGCGCCGCCCGCAGCGCCGTCACCGCCTTGTATGCGGTCTCGTTCTGCGGCAGCTTCTTGGCGTTGTAGTCGGCGGCGATCTGGTCCACCGTCGTCTTGCTCGCGCTCAGCGTCTGGAAGGCCGTGCGCTCGAAGTCGTTGCACCCGGCGGTCAGCACCAGCAACGCAACCATCGGCACCAGAAACAATTTTCTTAGGACCATCTTCATCTTCATGTTCATGTTCATGTTCATGTTCATCGCTTTTTCCTCGTCGCAATCCGGGATTTGAAAAATCGGGGCTGGGCTTCGCTTCCAGCCCCGTATCCGCACTGAAGGGCCTGATTTCGTTTGCTGTCCTTGGCGGTTAATCTACCACTTATGGGGCAGCCGCGCTGAATTTATTTTCTTCGCTGGTTACCTGCGCAGCATCCGGTAGATCCACGTCCGGCAGAAGTTTTTCAGCGTTTCCGGGTCGCAACCGTTCATTGCGGCAATCATGTGCCGGTGCCGTGCCACCGCGCGCAGCATGTCGATCAGCTCCTTATCGCTGCGCTCCGGCACCGGCCTCTCCGGCCTTTCGATTCTTGGCATCATCGCTGGCTCTCGATCCCCCGTTGCTGCTGCGCCGGCGTCAGCGATCCCTTCGCGATGTCTACCGTAAGTCCCGCCAGCATCATCACAATGCCCAGGATGATCGCCCAGAACTTGCGGTTGAAGTCCTTGATCGTCTGCTCCATCCGTTCCATCTCCTCGTTCTGCTGGTCCACACAGGCTTCGAGCGCGTTGATCCTGCTGATGATGCTTCCCTGCCGCGCGGGTCCGTTGCCTTCATACAGGTCGCGCTCTATCTTGCTGCGCCATTGCTGGCTGTCCGTATTGGGCGCCACATCGTTCCTCCTCGGCCTTTCTCCCCGGCCACCCCCCTCGGGCAGAGTAGGGGTGTGGACTAAACGGTAACCAAGCCAGGTGCTGCGCAATCGTGTGTCTTATCCGAAGTGCCCCAGCGAGATGCTGGCGACAACCACGGGCGTGCCGCCCACCTTCGTGGCCGTGTCGATCACGTCCAGCCAGCCATCCAGGCGAGCGATGGCACGGTAGCGGCTCTCCGCAAGCTGCGCCTTCAGTTGCGCGATCTCGGCCTCATAGGCCCGCAGCTTCGCGACAGCCAAATCGGTAATCGAGTTCGTGTCGTGCAGTGTCCGCGCATTCTCGGCGCCGGCCTGCTTGAACAGATCGCGCCATTGAATTGTCTCGTCTTGGTGTGGTGTGGTCATGGTGTTCTCCTTAGTTGACGATCACGTAGCTGAAGCACGCCGGGTTGGCTGTAGGCGCGGTTCCCACAGTCACGGTGAACGATGTTCCCGCCGTCCTCGCCGTCACGTAGGGCTGCACGAAGGTGGTGTTGCAGGTCACGCCCAGCTTCGTGCCGAGCGATGAGTCGAAGACTGGAATGATCTGCGAGTTGGCCGTGACCGCCGTCGTGTTGACCACTTCGGTCGTTGCACTTGCGGCCACCGTGGCCGATCCTGCCGCCGCCGCCGAACAGACGGCAGGTGACGCGGAACTTGAGCAGTTGGTCGCAGTGGTGAGGAATCCGTTCGGCGTAAGCGGGTACCATTTGCCAGCAGCCACGGTGGCGTTCGGCTGCTCATAAAGCATCTGAAAGGCGCTTCCGCTCGCGATAGTGAACGCTTGGCTCAGGTTGCCGCCGGTGCCGAAGTTCAGCGCGGAGTCGGCCACAAAATTCACGATGCAGTAAGTCAAATTCCTGATGCAAAGAGGTGGAGGGGCGATCGTTGTGATTGTCGTCGCGCCGGTGATCTCGTAGTAGCCGCCGATGCTGTAGGTTCCCACAAGGGGGATCGTCGCGGCAGCGGTTATGACTCCGTTCGTCCCATTGTTGGACATCGACATCTTGCCCGCAAGAGGCCCTGGAAAACTCAGTGAGCCAGTAGAACCAGCACTCGATACAAGATTCGGAGATCCAAAGACTACGCCCGAAACGTATTCTTCAGCTTGGTACGCCTCTCGATAGTGCTCGGCACCGCACGTATTGGGGTGTCCGGCAAGCTGCGAGGCTGAGCACGTCGCGGTTGCCGTTGTGGAGATATCGGTCGTTGCATTCACCGTGTACGTGGTGCCGTTGACCGTAACCCCATTCACGACATCGGTGTAATAAACCGGCAGGCCATCGGCAAGTGCTTGCGCATAGACCGTAGCCGCCGCCGTGTTGTAAGCCGCGTAGTTATTGAAGTACGCGTTCGTCGCGGTGCCGAGGACGATGTTGTTTGAGGCAGAACCCGAAACAGGCCAGTCCACCCAGTCTGAAATGACGGTTTGCGAAGAGGTCATCGTCACAACTACCGTGTGGGTCGCCGCTGGCGTGACGCTGTACTCTTGTCGATACACGCCCTCAGTCTGGCTATTTGCGAAGGACACGCAACTTTGCGTTGCGAAGGTGGTCGTACCCGAGCAAGCATCGGTCTCCGCCGTGCCGTCGATGGTCAGCGTGAAGTTTCCGCAGCTTGCCCCTAGGTTGCAAACATCGTACGCATAGCCGAGCTTAGTAACCCCGGTTCCCGTCGAGACAGTGTAGGTCAAGACATCTCCCGAAACGGTCGCGTACATGTCAGTTCCCGGACTCGCAAACTGGTAATTGGAGGACAGCGGAACGTTGGTCGCAGCAGCCCATGTGCCGGTCGTCTGGGTCGCCGTCGAAGCCATCTTGCGATTGCTGAAGGGTATCGATTCAAAGTAGATCAGCGCGTTCAACGAGTTTTTGAAGTGGGTAATAGCGTTCGCGCAGGCAGAACAGGTATCGTCCGCAGCGTCATTTTCGGCCCCGCTGTTGATGGTTACGTTTGGAAACAACTGCGAAGGGATGAAATTGGCAAGGGCTTTCTGCACATATTGAGGAGTCGTCTGGCCGCCAATCGCGTAGTTGTAGATAGGTGCCGGAACATCCCGCTTCAGCAGGCCTACGATGCCATCGCCTTCGTTATAGACGCCGGTTTCCGCATGGTACGAATCGCCGAACACGTACAGGTTGGCAATCTTCTGCAACGGAACAACCTGCCCCGTGGGGCGCGGAGCAATCGGGCCGCCTGAAGCAGGCGTAGTAGCCACGGAAGCCAACGACGGCAGCCCTACCGACGTCGGGTCCACCGTCACCGCTGCCGACCCGTTGAACGTCGTCCCCGGTGCCGCTCCGCCCGTCGCCGCAAAGGTCACCGCGTTTGTGGTGGTGCCTCCGCCTGGAGAGCCGCAGCCCGTGCCATCTCCCTTGATGTACTGGCCGGAGGAGCATCCGCTCACGTAAATCGGCCGGTTGAACGTAAAGTAATTACTGGTTGGGTTGAACCCGAAGATCTCGCCCGCGTTCGTGCCGTTCTGCCGCGTGAAGAACCCGTAAGGCGAGCCGTCGTTCTTGAATGTGCTTCCGATGGTGAAAGCGGCATTGCCCGACGAAGGCCCATACTGCATCTTGATGCCATTCTGCCAATAGCCCTCAATCGACAATCCGGCATACGGCGACGCTGGCGCGGTGATCGTCGCCCCGCAGTCGGAGTAGGCCGTGCAGGGGTTGGTATTCGTCAGCCGCATTCCGATGTAGTTCAACCCGGCAACGCCGCTGCCCACCATGTTGATGAACGCGCCCGCGCTTCCCGAGTTGTTCGCGGGCGTGTACTGCTGCGGCTGCATGAACAGCCCCACTGTATTCACGATGGGGGAGTGCGGGTTCTCAATGGTGTCTCCCGCCGCCCATGCCACGTTGTTCGGCTCCAGAACCGGCGCGGCCCCGGTGGTGGTGTTTTCGATCACCTCCGCACCAGGGTACAGATGGTACCCGCTGGTGGTCGTCTGCGCCTCGGATGCCATCGGAAGCGTCTGCGAGGCCACCAGGCTGTGCGAACCCACGGCGTAGATCAGGTTTCCCGTTGTCACCGCCCCAATGGCGGAGTAGGTTGTGCGGTATCCCGAGTACGTGAGGTTGGCATCCTCCGAGATGTACTGCCCGCACACGCCGCCCTCGAACAGGATGGGGTAGGTCGTGCTATACCCATTCGGGTTGCGATAGGTCAGCGTGATCGTCTGCGTGCCCCCGCTGGCCACGCCGGGGCTGCTCAGCACGGCCTGTTCAAGGAAGTTTGGCCCCGCCATGCAAATCTTCCCCGCCACAAAGCTCGGCGCGCTGCTGCCAATCGTTCCCAGCGTCACCGTGTAGGTATTCGTCACCGTGCTACTGGCGGGAACTCCGGGGTTTCCTATGTTCGCCGTCAGCGTCCCCCAAGCGGTCGAGAGCGGAAGCGTGTTCGTTACGGGAATCTGGTTGAGGTAGGTCGATCCAAAAGGCGTGGAAGCGCCGTTGTAGTTCCCCGAGATCGTTCCCTTGCTGATGTCGAGCAGAATCGCTCCATCCGTCGTCCAGTTGTTTCCGCTCGTGGCCGTCGAAAGCACCGGAGCGGTATCCCCCGTCCCCGTCGTGGTCGATATCGTGCCGTGGTAGTAGCCGCTCGTCTCGCCGCCGTTCCGCCCGCTCAGTGTGATGCCTTGATCTCCAGCTCCCGTCGAGCCGCCATCGCTAAATCCGTACAGGTAGTCCGACGTGAAGTCCCCGATGGCGTGCTTGATGGAGTACCCGGCAATCGTCTCGTCGATGCCTCTCGCGGCGAACAGATTTAGCCCCAGATAGGTGTTCTGCATCACCCGCCATCCGCCGTTGTCGAACCCGCCGATGGAAAGTCCAGGGCCATAACCCGTCACCGTGCGAACCGACTGCACTTGGCTGCCGTTTCCGCTCGTCACCGGCGAAAGCGCGAAGGTCGATTGGTCGAAGATATGCGCGTAGGTCGAACTCGCCGGCACGTTGATGTTGTTCGCGTCCGTGCCCGTCAGGGTCTGCGAGACCTCGCCGATAGGCCCGGTCAGCGTCCCGCCCGCCAGCGGAAGGTAGGATCCCCCGCCCCCTCCGCCGCCGATCGCCGTCCAGCACGGAACCGCGAACCCGACGCAGTATCCCGTCGTCGTCGAGCTCGGGTTGTTGGCGATGTTCGGATAGACGTTTGAGATGTAGGTCGCGCCGCCGGTCGTGATCGTGTCGCCGACCGCGTAGGTCTGCGAACTGCTCCAGGACACGTTCGGGTAGTAGGCAAGGTAGGTCTTCGATTGCTGCGCCTCCGCCGCCGTTCCGGTCATGCCATAGCCAATCGCCATCAGCATAAGCAGAGTCATCAGTGCCGCAAATCCTGCCAGTGCTCTCTTCATGGGGTCACTCCAAACATTCCGTCGCTCAGCGAAAAACTTTCGAGCAGCCCCGTCGCCACATCCAGCACCGGGTAGTTGTTCACTGCCGCCATCAGCCGGTTTACCGGGGTTATGGTAAGGCTTCCGTTCGCGATGCCGATCGAGCTGCGCGTAAACAGCTTCTGGTCGATAAACACCGGGTTCGCGATCGGCGTCCCCGCGGTTCCGACGTTGATCGGCTGAAAGCTCCTGCCGATGATCGTGAACAGCCAGTGCGCGCCGTTTCCCGCCGATCCCGTGTCGGCCAGCACAAAGCCGGTTGGCAGGTTGCCCGGATTCACGATCGGTCTGGCCGCGCTCAGGTCGATTGTCTGCGTCCCGGTAAACTGGTACGCGGCGCACTGCACCGCATTGTTCTCGCCATCCAGCACCGTCACCGTGTAGTAGGTTCCCGTCGGCGAAATCACGTCGTTGCCATACAGCAGCACCGAAATCTGGCCCCCCGTGCTGGTCACGTCGAAGGGTCCCGGCTTCGCGATGGTTGCCGTGCCGGCCACCTGCGGAATCTGCTGCCCGAAGCCGCACAGCGCAATCCGCAGCTTCGCCGGGTTCGCCGTCGAACCCGCCGCCGTCCCCGTAAAGTCGCTCAGGGTCGCGGTCAGCGTGATTGTCGGCGAGCTCATGCAGGTTAGCCTACAATGCTTCCCCCGGAAATGTCACACTTTTCTCTTCTCGTTTCCGCTCAGCAAGTGTCCCACGTGCCACTGCCCGCAGATCGGGCACCGGTACGCCCGCGCCGTCCCATGGCCGTGCTGCACTCCCGGCGTGTCGTTCATGCGTTTGGCCTGCCTGCGCGCCATCTTCTCGGGAAGCACGGCCTTCGCGCAGAACTGATGCACGAAGATTTCTGGCGACATCAGGAACGCATGGGGCATTCGGCTTCCTCAGAAGAAAATCATCGTGCCTAGATGGCACTTTACCGGATTTTGTTGCGGGGCGCTCATCAGCTCCCTCCCGAAACCCGTCATCGGCCGGTCGAGAAACGCCCAGTGCATCGCCTTTCCGATGCTGGCCTCAAGCGTGCCATCGTTCTGGCCCTCCTGCGTCGTCCCGTACCAGATGTCGTCGATGCGCTGCAGCAACCGTTGCAGGTTGCGGTCGGCCTCGTCCAGCGTCACGCGCTCGGGCCGGTCCGTCGTCCTCACCTCGTCCGCGTGCTCCACGTTGGCCAGCCAGCTCCCGCCGTGCCACCCCGCCCGCACCCGGTTGCGGATCACGTAGCAGATCGCTTCCATCATCTCAATGCTCGCCCGCGGCCCCGCCTCGCGCACCGCAAACTCCACCAGTATCGCCTGCTGCATCGCCGTCTGGTTCATTTCCAATACCTTCGCCTGATTGCGGTTTGTTCGTGACATTCAGGACATTCGATAGAGCGATGCCTGCTTTTTTCCCACACCGCAACCCAAACAAACCTGCAATGTGCGCATTTTACGGCGTCCGCAATCCATTCTCCCGTTTCGGTGGCAAAACTAGTTCCATAGGCCAGCATGAGGGCACAAGGATGGTCTCTTTCGTAAGTTGCATCGAACACTCTCTTTGACTGCCGGTGCAATTTTCGCTCCATCTGACAGCCGCAACCATCCGTAAAGTGAGATTCCGGATCTAGGTTCCGTTTTTCTCCCAAGTCTGCGGTCGAACTCCTCGACGCAGTTCCAGCAAAGCTCCATCTCTATGCCGCAAGGTGCCCTGTAGTTATACCGCTCTTTTGCGGTGCTTACATGGATGCACTTTTGCACCTCTGTCACCCTGGTGTCGCCGATAACGATGGTCTTCAAATCAATTCACCATCTCGTTCCACTCGCGTCCGTCGAGGAGCCGCCCAGCGGCCTTCTTGCCAACCAGAAAGGATAGCTTGCTTCCGGCTCCCATAAACGAATCGGTCGTCTCGTTTTCGCTGGCGGTTCGGCAGACATCCCCATCCCATTTGCGAATCTTTGTGAGGTTCATGGCGTGCAGCGGTATGCCGCACTGCGTGTTCAACCGCCAGCCGCGCTCGGTGGCGACGGTCTCAGTGCCAAGCCACTCGCCCCACTGCTTGAAGAAGAACGGCACCCCAGCGGCGACACACTGGTCGCGCAGGCTTCGCGCCCAGTCCGGGTGCATCGGCCTCGCGCCCGGCCCGCTCTCGCCGCCGACAATCACCCAATCAAGGCCGGGAATCTCTTTCGGATCGGCCCACGGTTCATTCAGGTTCACCATAGGACCGCCCCCAAACGGATGGCCTTTGGATACCCACTTCCACAACAGCTTTAGCTCCCACACCAACGGCTCCGCCGAGATGAACCGCACCGCCGCCGGCGTTTGAAGCAGCAGCGGAATCCGCTTATCCGCCGATGGCTGATCCTCCACCGACACTCCGAGATGCACATTCGGCAGCGGCCAACCATATTGACTGCGGGGATCGACTAAACGCTTTGCGTGAACCACGTCGTACAACCGGACAGCCTCAGCGCCTATGCAATTGCGCGAAATTCTGATGCGGCCCTCACCATAATCGCCGCTCAGATACCGCGACATGCGCTCAGGCCGCTTCGTCAGTACCTGAAACGTGTGCTGCGGGCACAGCGCCATCACCGCGAAGATCTTGTCCAGCATCTCGTCCGTCACGTTCTCATGGAAAAGATCGGACATCGAGTTCACGAAGATGCGACGCGGTTTCTTGCAACGTAATGGATCGAACAAATGCTCCTCCACGAACCTGATCTGCCCGCTCCACTTGCCGTTGCCCTTGCCGTCCGCGCCGATCTGGATCAGCCCCTCATACGGCTGCCCCGGCCCGCAGAAACGGTTCGCGCGCGTCTCCGCGTAGCAGTTGCGGCAGCCCTCGCTCACCCGGCTGCACCCGCGTATCGGGTTCCAGGTCGCGTCCGTCCACTCAATGCCCGTCTTCGCGCTCATCACATCACCCTCTCGTTCCGCAGATTGCGGCACCAAGTTGCCACACTCTCCAGCAGGCCAAAGGTTCTTTCCATGTCTTCTTCCCGTGGCCGCACCATTCCCATCCCGTTGCAGCGATAACACTCAACGAAAAATAGCGAACCGTAATGAAGGTCGCACAGTTCGGTAGTTCCGTCGCAATCGTTGCTCGGCATCCCGCAGCCTTTGCAGGTTTTGCCGGTTCCGTAGCAGACGAAACATTCTGTTTTGTCCATCAACTCGCTCACATCATTAAAATTTCCGCCCTGGTTCAGAGCAACCTTAAGAGCGTCGTGCCACGACGCGGCAACAATCAAATCGCAGGCAGTTTCCACTGCCCATTGGTCACTCTTTAGAAATTTGATGATGCGGGGCTTCATCTTCGCGCTCATCACATCCCCCTCTCGTTCCGCAAGCTCCACAACTGCCTCCTGTACCACTCCGCCGCGGACTCGCACACCGTGGTCGCCGGAAACGCCTCGTGCGCCTCGCGTTCGGTAATCACCCGCGCCCGCACCATGCTCAGCAGCGCCGTCCTCCATCCCAGATACTTCGGAGTGCTCGGGATGCCGTACTCATCGAAGTTCATCACCATCCACTCGCTGTTGGCCGGCCACTGCAGCGTTGCCACCCGAAGAAACTCCTTCGGCGCCGCCGCCTCAATGTCGTCGCGCTCTTGCAGCAGCCGCATCGCCTCCATCGCAAGGTCGCCCGCCCGGCCCATCGCCCGCTTCGCCGCCTCGGCCATGCCGGCCGCCGCGTACTGTCGGCTGCGCCGCATCTCGCTCTCGCCCTCGTCGCGCAGCCGCTTCACCTTGTCGGCGGCCATCTCGATCATGCTGTCCTGGATACCCGTCCACTCCGGGTTGCGCACAAACAGCCCCACCCGCGCGCTCTCATCTTCCGCGTGCACCTTCACCGCGTGGCGGCCCAGAATCACGCGGTCGTTGCCGATCACCGTCGAAAGCTGCTGCCAGAACTGGATCGGCGTCAGAATCTTGCCGATCCGGCTCTCTTCGGCGTCCGAGCCCTGCCAGCGCTCCTGCCCATCCCACTTGAAGGCGCTGGCCTTCATCGCGTTTATCTCGTGCATCCGGAACAACGTTTCGGTCAGCTCCTCGCTCGTCTTCGCGTCTTCGGCCTCGCGCTGCAGCCGTTCGAGCGCCTCGGCCACCCGAGGGTGGTCCCCCAGCCGCCGCAGATCGCGCGTCTCCTGAATATCTTCAGGCGTCGGCTTGGCGTTCGCTTCCCACCCCGGCTTGCCATGGCGCAACGCCAGCGGCAGGCTGTCGAGAAACGCCGTCTCGGCGGTGCCGTCCAGCTCGGGCACATAGTTGCCCGCGTCGATCTCTTCGGCCGCAGCGCGCAGGTCCTTGTCGATCCAATGCTCCTTCGGCGCGCTCTGGTGCCTGCGCGAGATGATGACCGCCGCCGTCTCTGGCTTATGGCTCATTTCAGTTCACCATCATCTTTCCCGCGCGCATCGTGATCGCGCTCTCAATCTCCGCCTGAAAACCCGACACATCGTACTGCGCGGGCAGCAGACCCAGCGCGTAAATGGCTTCGAGAGCGCAGGTCTCGATCAGGCTCTCGCTTGCGCCGACATGTTCAGCAATCCGCCTGCAGTTGGCCATCTTTTTCAGCACGCAACTTACACAGGCTTGGCCCCACAGATCGCGGGGTTGGCCCCGCAGATCGTGGCACACCTCGAACCGCACGCGTTCTTTTTCCGTCTCGGTCAATTGCCTCATGGCTTCCTCCCGATCACGGTTCCCGACACCTTCGCCGCCGGGGATACCCGATAGTTCATCGCCACCGTCACCGACACCGCCGTCGTATCGAGCAACGGCACCAGCCGCGCCAGCCGCCTGTGGCCGCGTCTGCGCAACTCATGCTCGCCCAGCATCTCCGCGCCCACCACGCCCGCCTCGAATCCCGCCAGCGACGCGGTATGGTTCACGATCCACGGCGGAAGCTCGTACTCCCGTCCGCCCCGCATCCCCAGCACGCGGTTCGTGCTCACCACATCCAGCGATCGCGCCGCTACCCGCGTTGCGATCGTCGCCGCCGCAAAGCGCGGCTGCGCAAGCCTGAGATGCGGTCTCGGCGCTTCCGGCAACTCCTGCCCATGCGCCAGCGCCACACATCCCGCCCCGTAACCGAAAACCGACAGAACCAGCATCACCCAATCGAGCACCCTAGGCTGGTTCGGTATCGTTTTGAGAACTTTCATAAGCCGTCTTCCTCCGTTGGGTCATATTAGCCCTACGGCTTCTCTATTGCAACACTTTTTCCTGCTCGTTTTGCTTGGCTTGTTCCGTTTCGCTTCGCTGGATCATCGCCGCGATCATCGGCCCGTAGTTCTCGGGCCGGGCTCCAGCCTTAATGGCGAAGATCAGGTTCTGCGCCACGTTGGGATTGCTCAGCACCGCGTTCATCACCCGCTTTGTCGCCTCGGGAAGAATCGCGCCCGCCGCCGCTCCCGCCTCGTAGCCGACTCCCGTCACATGGCCCAGATAGCCGCCCAGCGCGATCGGTCCGGCGTGCAGCTTGATCAGCGCATCGGCCACCGGCTTCACCGCCGCGCCGAACCGCGCCCGTGCCGCGTTGCTCCGGTTCAGCTCGGCCACCTGGTACAGCGTGTCGAGGTTTGCCTTGCCCACCACGCGCTCAAGGCTCGGCCTGCCGAACTTCGAGGTCAGCCTATCGAGGTTGCTCATCAGTTGCGTCCCGTTGAAGCCGCGATACTCCCAGCTCCGCGCGGCCGCGCTGTCGTTGCCGCTGAAGGCCCGGTCGACCGCGTTCGCCACATACTTCAGCCGCTGGCTGGCCGCATAAGCATCGTTGAAGCCCGCGAGCTCCTTCGGCGTCACCGCGCCGTGGATGTCGTTGGCCAGCATGTCCGTCATCTGCTGGTTCGTGCTGTCGATCGTCTGCTCGGCCGCGCGCAACGCCTCGGGCGTCGTCGCTGCCTTGTACGCGCTCCAGGCCTCTTTATTCGCGTTGCGGATCGCGTTGAACTTGCCCCCGGAGATGTCGTTCAGGTTCAGCGCATCGCTGATGCTGTTGTACCCGTCGGTCGCGATGTTCTCAAGGTGCCGCGCGGCATCCGTGTAGCTGCCCACTTTTTTGATCGTCGTCGGTATGTCGATCTGCGGCAGGTTCGGCCGCCCGGCGCGGATGCTGTCCGTCACCTGCCGGTGGTACTGGCCCAACTGGTTCTGCGCGTCCGTCCGCGCATCCAGCAGCGCCTGTTGCTGCTCGGGCGGCATCCGCTCGAAGTCCGGCGAGTCCACCACGTTGTTGATGTTCCTGATGTGCTCGCGCACGATGTTCGGGTCCTGCGTTTGAAACTGTCCTCCGCCGCCCAGCACATCCGTCTTTGCCGGCGGAGAGCCCGGCTTGCTGTCGGCGGAATATTGCAGGATCGGTTCCTTGTGCGATCCGCTCGGCTGTTCGCCCAGATCGGAAATCTGGGGCAACGGCGCATTGTCGCCAACCGTCGGATGCGTGAACGCCGAAATATGCACGCCTTCGGTCGGCGCGGTGCCACTGCCTTTGCCCGCCACCACTCGCGTGCCGATCTGCCGCGCCCTGGGCGTTTGCAACGAAGATTCGCCCTCGGCGCGGCTTACGGGTTCGCCCGTTTTCAGCTTGAAGGTGAACGGCCCCGTCCGCGCCGGCAGCAGCGGCTGCGTCTCTTCGGGCACAGCGCGGCTCTCGTTCACCTCCTGCAGCCGTTGCGCCAGCGTGTCCTGCGCCGCGTTGCGTATCGACTGCTGCCCGGATACCTGCTGCGGCGTCGGCTTCACGTTGCGAACCTCCGCCGGGATCACCGTCTCGACGCCGCCCACCATCTCCTTCGTCGCCGCCCGCTTGGCCAGCCGTTCGGCCACGGCATCGCCCGCGCCCTTCAGCAGCGGCGCGCCCGCGCCGCCCAGCACACCGCCAATCTCCGCCGCATTCATGGCGGCGTCGGTGTCTCCGCCCGTCTTCACATAGGTTTGCGCTCCGGTCTCGGCCGCTCCGCGCGCCGCCGTTGCCGCGCCCAGCCCTACTAGGCTCGCGATCTTCGGGTACGTCTTCAGGATCTTTGCTACCTTGCTCGCGTCGGCGTACTTTTCTGCCGCGCCTTGTATCGCGCCCGCGATCTTCTCGCCCGCGCCCGCCGCCTTTGCGCCCTTGGCGATCTCTGCCGTCTTGCCCAGAGCGGCCAGCGCCTCGGGAGTCAACAGCTCGCCGATGTTTTCGCCGAACCCTCCCAGCTGCTCAAGCAGCCCATCCTCGTGCGCGTTGTCGTTGATAAACCTCGCCGCGTTCTGCATATGGTCGGCCAGCGGGTTCGGTTGCGGGTTCTGCGCGGCATTCGGATCAACATCTCCATTCTCTTCGCCGCGCGCCACTGCGCCGCCGTGCTGCATCTCGCGATCGGCTTTGCCCAGGATGTTCAGGATTCCCGCCACCGTCTGCGCCGCGCCCTTGGCCTCGCCCATCTCCACCGGCCCGTGCAACGCGCCATAGGCCGAGGCTGCCGTATTCAGCAGCCCGCCAGCGCTCCAGCGCGCATCCTTCTCGTAGCGCGTCTCTTCCGGGCTCAGCGTCAGCGGCTTTCCGCCCACGCTCACCTGGCTGCGCGGAAAGTCGTACCCCTTGGCCTTCGCGCCCTCCACCTTGCTGTAAGGCACGCCCACCATGCCGCCCGGCCCCTGCATCTGGTAGGTGCCCTCGCCGTTCGGGTTCGCCGTCAGGTCGCTGTCCGGCTGCGGCGCAGCTGCGGCCGGCTGCGCCGCCGATCCCACCGGAACAAACCCCGGCGGGGGCGGCGGCGGCGCGGAAGACATCGGAACAAACCCCGGCGGAGGCGGCGGCGCGGCTTGCGTTGTGGCGGCGTCCACTACTGCACCGCCTGTCCGGTCTTTACGTCAACCCACTGCCCATTGCGTGGCACGATCTGCTGCTGCGTCTTCGGGTTCACCAGCGGCACCTCACCGGGCTGCAGCTGCACAGGTTGCGGCCCACCCTTCGGCTGCATCTCCTGCACCAACCTCGCGCGGTACGCCGGGTCCAGTTTCGCGCGCGCCTCCTTGGCATTGTCGTCGACATTGGGCATCGGCTTGATGTACTGCGCGCTCGGCGCGGCATTCTTCCAGCTCTGCTCGTAGCTGTCGAACTTCTGCCCCATGGATTGCGCCTGCGTCTGGATCGCCGCATGGCGCGCGCCCGGCATCTGCGCGCCAAGAGTGGCCTTCAACGATGCGATCGCCGGAATTGTGCTGTCGCCGTAGAAGGTGGCCAGCTCCGGGGCCAGCGTATCCAGCTTGTTGTGGTAGGCGTTATAGGCTGGCGTTCCCGGAATATGGCTCGCCGGCGTGTTCAGCGCGTCGAGTTCCGCAAGATGCTTCATCGCCGTGCCGCCGGAGTTGAGCGCCGCTCCCGTCGATCCTTTTTTCGTGCTGGTGAACTCCTTTACCGCATTCACATAGCCGCCAACCTTCGACGTGTCGAAGTCGGGATACTTGGCCGTCACCGCGTTGATCAGCTCAGGGTTTTTTGCCAGCAGATACCCCAGCCTGTCTACCGCAACTTGGCCGGTGCCAATGTCGTCGATCAGCTTTTGATTGGCCGCTGTTCCGGGGTTCGTGGCGTTTGCTTTGGCCGCTTCGGCATTGTTTTTCGCAATCTCGCTTGGGGCAACGGCGGCGCGTGCGCCAGCAGCCGCGGCCTCGGCGTTGTTTCGGCGAATCTCGCTTGGGGCTTTTTCGGACTCTGATCGCGCCTTGTCGGTATCCGCCTGCTCTTTGTCAATGTCCGCCTGTTTCTTGCGAAACTCCATCTCGGCATTCGCCGCCGTCGAGTCGTACACGTACTTCTGCCCGCGCGTCATCGGCGCGGAAGACCGGTTCACCACCTGCTTGCCCGTCGTCGGGTCGAAGGTGTTGAACGGCGTTCCTGGCGGCAGCATCTCCTTGTTGAAGTCGGGCGAAACCTTGTACACATCCACGCCCGTCGGGTTGCCGTTCTCGTCGAACGTCGGCACCGTCTTGATCGTGCTGTCCTGCACCAGCGACTTCGGCGCATCGGGATCGTTCTTCAGCACGTCGCCCAGGTCTCCGTGGTCGCCCATGTGCCCAATCATCACCGCGCCGCTCTTCTCCATGTAGTCGGCCTGGTCCTCGGCGAACTTCACCGCCTCCTGGCTGGCCTGTACTTGGTCGTGCTTCAGCGTCCATGCCAACTGCGCGTTGCGCATGGTCACCATTTGCATGTTGGCCTTTTCCAGGTTCGCCTGTTGCGCCTCTTCGCTCAGCTTCTGCGGTGCCTGCGCCCGCTGGTTGCCGATCTCGACACCCTTACTGATGCCAGCTGCGGCTGCTCCACCCGCGTTGTTGCCGCGTCCCGCCGCCATGCCCGCTCCTGCCCCTTCTAGCGCCTCGTCGGCAAGTCGAACCCATTGCGCCGCATGTCCAATCGGGGCTTGGTTTACATACTTGTTTCCGTCGGAACCCGTTGCAATCTCCGGCTTCGTCGTCCCTGTCAAAGCATCCATCACGCTGTCGATCACGCCCAAGATGCCGTCGCGCTTCTGCGGCGTAATCGTCACCGGAACCTGCACCGCCGGCTGGCTGTACTGCGGTTCGGGCTGCTTGGCAACGCCGGGCAGCGCGGAGCTGTCGCTCGGCGTCGTTTGCATCGGCTGCCGCGCCGCTGGCTGCGCTGGCTGCGCGTCCGCCCAGCTCGGCGGCGCTACCGGCCCTTGGTTGTCCGTCGACACATCTGGTGCTGCCGTCGCGCTGTCCATCGTTCACCTACTAATCCAGCTCCGCCTTGGTTGCCGCCGCGCCGATCGCTCCCGCCGCGCCGATCGCCGAGTTGATCCAGCTGTTGTCCTCGCTGGCTATCTGCGCCGCCGTGCTGCTCGCCGCGCTTCCCGCGCTGGTCTCGTTGCTCTCGTATCCCAGCGGGTTCTCGCCCGCCGCAATCGACTCCAGGCCGCCGGCCGCGGACAGCCATTCGTTATACCCCTGCTGGTAGTCGGCCTGGTCGATCTGCGTCTCCTGCCCGCTCTCTTCCTGGGCCGCGGAGGTCGCGATCTCCGCCTTCGTCTGTTCCTGCGCTCCGGTCGGCAGCGGGTTGTTGCCGCCGCCCTCGGCGGCCTCGCTCTCGCCCACCGCCTTGGCCGCCTGGCTGTAGTTCTCGGCCGTGCCCTCCACCGCCTGCGCGTCCAGCTGGCTCTTCTCCGCGCCCGAAAATCCCTCCTGGTTCGGCCCCTTCTGGAAGATCGACTGGAACATTCCCACCATCGGCCCGTAGATAGACTGCTGATTGGCATACTGCTGCGCGGTCAACTGCTGCGCCTGCTGGTAGGCCTGTATCTGCTCGTTCTGTAGGGTTACCTGCTGGCTTGTGGGTCCAGTCATTGTTCACCGCACCGTTGAATATCGTTTCCGCGCTTACGCTGCCTTGATTACCAAGGCTTCATACCTGCCAAAGCCCGCTGCGGAGCCATACCTGTCAAGCCTAAACCCCAGCCGCCGCATGGCGAATAAGGCGGTCCGCTCGTCCCTTGTCTGGAAATATACGGTATCCACCCCCGCGGCCGCCAGCAGCCCCTGCAGCCAGCCCCAGCCGTAGATCATTCCCTCCATCGTCCGCAGCTTTACCATGCGGTCGGCTGCGCGGTTGAATTGCAGATGCAGCTCCACCTGAGTGTCCCACTCCCAGCGTATGCGCTTGCCCTGGCTGTCGCCGTAGCTATGCACGCCCCGCACCATCTTGATGAAGAAGACCGGCCCTTCGTCGTCTTCGAGCACATAGCTGTTCGCCACCAGCGTCTGTTCCACCCAGAAGTTTTCAAACTGCAACTCGTAGGAATGCTCCGGGTCGGCGGCGTTCCACGCCCGCGCCACCGGCAGGTCGGCCATCGTCGCCGGCCGGAACCGGTAACTGGCAAATTCAAAGGTCGGCAGCGTCTTCAAAAGTTCTCCTTTGGCAGCGGGTCGCCGTACACCAGCGGGGTCACCTCAAGCATATCCAGTTGCCGTTGCTGCATCCGGTTGGCCGTTCTTTGCCCGTCGAGGCTTTCCGCCAGCAGCTCATTGCGCCGCACCATCAAATCGCGAATGGCCTCCATTGCGGACGCCACGCGCTCCAAAGCCCGCAACATCTGATCCGTCTCCATGCTGTCCATCTCTACCACTCCTCCGGCTGTATCGCCATCTCGAACCGCGCCAGCAGCAGCACCAGTTTCCTCGCCTCCGGCATGGCCCGCAACTTCCTTATCGCCCGTCTTTCGATTCGCATTACTTCGGCCTGGCTCACTCCGAGTTCTTTGGCCACTTCGGCCTGCGTCATGCCCATGCGCGGCTCCCATGCAGCCGCGTCGAGCTCAACTTCGCATCTGCGCCTTCGCTTCACCAGGGCCATGGGGAAACAATCATCTCGTCCACGGAAAATAGATCATCAGAAACACGGCGCCCACAACCGCCACAAACGCGGCAAACTCGATCGCGCATTGCATCGCGTAACGCATCGTTTCTCACCTCCGTTCTACGCCGCTTCCGTCTTTCGTTCCAGCGCCGTGTCCAGCGCTTCAAGCGCCTGAATCGCCGAGTGCGTCCGTTGCACCCTGTCGCTCAGCAGCTCCAGTCTTGCCTGGCTGCTGTCGCGCTGTTCGCGCGCGTCCTCGGCCTGCCGCTTCAGCGAATCCAGCTCCGCGCGCAGAAATACCAACGCCTCTCTGGTTCCCAGCGTCTTCGCCGGTTCCGGCCGCGCCGTCACCTTGCGCGGCCCGCTCTGTTTTCTCACCCCGCCGCCCTTATGCCCGTACAGGTTGCGAATTCCCCTGTCGACCAGCTTCTGGGGAAGCAGGTTTTCGCAGCCGCACGCGCAGGTTTCTTCTGAAAAGTAGTCGCTCATGCTATTTGCTTCACCTCGCAGGTCAGCTTTCCCCGGCATATCGCGCAGATTCCGATCGGGCTCAGGTCGCCCGGAGGACGCATGTACTTCGCCGAGCTTCCATCCAGCACCGCCGCAATCTCCTTCGCCTTGGCCAGTTCTTTCCTCATGCCATCGATCACGCAGCCCCAGCGCAGAATCTTCGCGTGGTCCTTGTCCTTCTCGCACCGCACCGTAATTTGCACGCCTGGCATCGCTGGCTCCTTAATGGATTTTGTTTCGCGACTTTGGCCTGCGCTGGCAGGCCAGCCGAACCCTGTCTTTTATGCGGGCGGGATTAAGCCCGTAGCACACAAGATCTTCGGTCTGCTCATTTGGCTACCTCCTCTTGTGGTTCATCGTTTATGCCCGCATAAATGCCCCAGTCCAGCAACTCATCGCCATACGCCTGGCTTCCGTAATCGAACCTCACCAGAATGCAGTCGCCCAGCAACTCCATTCCGTTCTGCATCAACTCGTAACGGTCGCTGTACACGCTCACGCTGCGCGATGCTTCGGCCGGGTCGTTCGATTTCTGCGGCAATCCCAGCACCGTGTACGGCCTTGCGGCCGACGCCGCAATCTCGTTCATCAGCACGCTTACCGTCGGCCGCGCGCCCACTGCGGCGGACTTGGCGGAGATGTGCTGCACCTCCGCCCACTGTCCCGTGCTGCATAGCAGAATCACGCCCTTGGTGTCGTAGGCGTCGTAATCGAAAGCCATGTTTTCGGCCCAGTCCGTCCACACCGTTCCCGTCTGGTCGCGCGCCAGTATCGTCCCGGAGCTTACCGGTCCCATCAGCAGTTGGTACTTTCCGGTCGAGGTCTCCACCGCCTGCACCGCAGTCGCGCCTCCAGCCACTACCGCTCTCGGGCTCCATACCAGGCCGCTCTCCGGCTGGTTCACAAACGACATCCGGAACCATCCCCAACGTCCGTCCGAAACATACATCGCCGTGTCGGCCGAGCTTGAAACGCACCAGGTCAGGCCTGCCGTGGCGGGATTGTAGAGCGCTCCCGGCGGGTTTCCTCCGGTCGTCACATTCACAAACTGGTCGCCTATCGGGAATCCCACCTCGTTGTATCCCGTCTGCGGATTGAACGGGTATTCGATGGCCAGATTCGATACCTTGCCGTTCGACTCCATCAGCCACACGCTGTTGTTGTACACGTCGATCGCGTTGTACCCGCTCACGCTCACCGTCGAAAAATAGACGGTTGCATAGAACGGATTGGTGCTCGTCCCCGTGCCCAGAATGATCCAGGTGCCGTCGGTCGTCATCACCAGCAGGCCGCCGTTCTGCACCGTGACGGGGATCAGCTTGATCGGCTGGCAGGGAAAGGGAATCACATTCGCCGGCGGCCACGCGGTAAACCCGCTTCCCGTCACCGTGTCCGGCCCTCCGGAGTACACCACCGTGTTGTCGACGATCGCCCAGGCGCGTTCCAGATGAAACGCGGGCGCCGTCATCCCCGCCTGCGGCGGATTGCCCGCGTCGGCCACCGGCAGCGGCACCAGGGCATCGAGCGCTCCGCCGCCGTTCGTGCTGGTGTCCGGCACGCCCAGCTCGCCATAGCTGAACGCCGTCAGCAGCACCGGCGGAAATCCCACCGTCACGGCATCGACCGGAATCTGGTCCTCGAGCACGATCGTCGGTTCGCCCTGCGCCGTGCGCCCTATCCAGATCTGGTCGATCTGCGTATCGCCTCCGGCCGGGTTGGCCGGCGCGGTCAGCGTCAGGTAGGGCAACCCGGCGGACTCCGGCAGTCCCAGAATGCCGCCCTGAACGTAGGTCGCAGGGGAGGCCTCGCTTACGCTGCCATCCACGCCGTGGTAGCTAAAGGCATATTGGATCGTCTCGTAGCTTATTGGAACGCCCGGCCCCCAGCACTGCCACGTGTACGCGCCATCGCTGGTTGTCGCGCCCAACGTCGTCGCCCAGGTCGGTTGCGTGGATCCCGTGTTTCCGCTGAGCCCCCCTGTCAGGATCTGGATGTTCTGGTTGGAGTCCAGAATCACCGGAAAATCGATCGCGTTGGCGGACGCCATCCAGGCCTGCTCGGGTCCCCAGTTTGTCCAAATTACCGAGCCGTCCACCGTCGTCGGCCTGTTTCCCGCCGCCGTCAGCGAATAAGGCGCGAAGTTCGGGTACGACCGGCCCGTTGTGTAGGTTCCCGGCGCGCCGGTCGCGGACGCAATCTGGATATTGCCGTTCTGGTCGAGGATCGCGAAATACGATCCCAGCACCGTCTGCGGCTGCCAGAAGCGCGTTCCGTTCAATGCCGTTATGGTCGGCGCGTTGGTCGGCGCGGCAATCTGCCAGTCTTGCACCGCCGTTCCATAGCTCTTCCACTGCTGCCCGCCGTCCTGGGTCACGTTGAACTCGGTGGCCGTAAAGCTCGGCAGCGTCGTTCCCGTCGTCCCGCTTCCCGTGCTCGCCGTGCCCGCGTCCGCCGTCTGCGCATAGTTGGCGTGGCTCACGCCAGCGATCTCGAAGACGCCCAGCGTCGACGACGTGATCGCGACCACCGTCTTGGTCAGCCCGTTCAGGAAGGTCGCGCCCGTCAGCCCGCTGAAGGTCACATTCGCGCCCAGCAGGTTCGCGAAGTTTTCGGGCACGTTGGCCGGGGTTATGTAGATCACGATGCGTGTTCCCGCGCCGCTTCCAATGCAGGCCGTGGCCGCGATGGGCAGGCTCATTCCGCCCAGCGCCATATACACCGTTCCCGCGCCCGCGCCGTTGTTGATCAGCGTTCCCGGCTGCACGCTTGTGCTCGCCTGCCACGGCCCCGGATACAGCCACTTCTGGTTCTGCTGCCCCGCGGTAAAAAACATCGTCGTGTTGATGCCCAGAAACCGCGCCGGCCCGCTTGCCGCCTTGGTAAACAGCGTCGTCGGCGCGGCATTCGTCCCCAGCGATCCCGTAATGTCGAGGATCGTTCCGGCCTGGTCGTAGAGGGTGCGGATTACCTCCACGCCCGCTTGGATCGACTTGTACGCATAAAAACTCAGCCCTGGCGAAAAGCTGCTATATCCGGTGGCGTAGCTGTTGCCCGGCCTCCGCCGCACGCTCATGCGCTGGGTAATCTCGCGGTTCAGCCCGTCGATCATGGAATCGAACCGGCTGCCCGAATAAAACTTGCTCACCAGATACTCGACCGCCGCGTCGCGGTAGGGCACCCGCTGCGTCCACAGCCCGGTATACTGCCGCGCCCCCATGGTCAGCGCGCCATATTTGGTCGGGTTGCGTACCGCCCCAGTCGCCTCAATGGGTCCCGGCATCAGTATTCTGCCTCAACTTGGATTTCGTCGAATTGTTCCAGTGCATCGATCAGGCTCTGCACAGCAGCACCGTTGCCGTTTTCTCCCTGCGCGGCAAGAATGCCTTTCAACATCGGCACATCGCGTTGATCCAGCTTTGGAAATCTCGAACCAAACGCCCTTTCGAAGATCTCGATCAAAAGACTGGGAGATGAACTCGAAATAGAATGCTTCTTCCTTTTAACCGGCTCCCAGCAAAGATGAAGTCCCATCGCTTTACTCCTTACGCCACAACCGGAACCGGTGCTACAGCCATCAATTCCAGCAATTTATCGGCTTGCGCGAGACGCGCCGCTAGGCGCGTCTCGATATATTTTCTGTCGGCGTCGGCGGCGGCGGCGGCGGCGGCGGCGGCGGCGGCGGCGGCGTCGGCGGCGTCGGCGGCGGCGGCGGCGGCGGCGTCGGCGGCGGCGTCGGCGGCGGCGTCGTAGGCGGCGGCGGCGGCGGCGGCGGCGGCGGCGTCGGCGTAGGCGGCGGCGGCGACGTAGGCGGCGGCGACGGCTTGTTTCGCTCCAACCTCAACCCCCGCTATCTCGGCTCGATACAAATCAGCCACGGCAATTATTGCAGTCTTGCTTTTTTCGTTCTTCGCAAAATTCATTACGCCCCACTTGGGATCGGCCATCAACCATACCGCAAACTGGGGCCAAACTAGGCTTAAATCCGCTCCTGCGGTTGCGGCCGACAGGAATTCCTCTGGCCAAGCCTGCGCCCGGTCGCTCGGCAACCCCTCGAATATCCCATCTTCAAGCCTCGCCAAAACTCTGGGAATTCCAAGTTCGCTCTCGTAAGCCGCGTGGTTTGAGGAATGCAGCGTGCATCCCACCGCGCATCCGCGAAACCCTCCGTCCCTGTCTCGTTGCCAGTATCCAAACGATTGCCGCAATTGATTCATCTTCCGGTGCTCTCGCACCCGGTTCAGATAGAAATCCTTCACTTCCTGTTTACCGTGAAAAGCCACCATGTGCCGTCACCTCGCGTGAAAACAAATATAGGGGCTATTACAGCCCTACGTCAAGCGATATTCCGATAGATTTCTCGAAATAGTTCTCACAGCGTCCGCGCCTGCGCCGCGCCCTGTCCCATCGTCTGACTTCTCAGGCTCGTCCGTCCGTCGCGCAGCATCTGCTCCATGAAGATGCTTCTCGCCTGCGCGTCCAGCCCGTCCTGGGTATACAGCAGGCCGCCCACGAACTCGCGCTCCCAGATTTGGAAGCGCGCGTCGTTCACGATCAGCGCCGCCTCGGCCAGCATCCCTTTCAGAAACAGGTACGCAAACTCGTCCGGCACCGGACCGAAGGTGCGCGCGTAGCTGTCCAGCAGCGGCGCCTTCTGCTGCCCGTCGAACCACGCCGTGTAGGCCTGGTCCGGCACCGCGTTCAGGCGAAAGGTCACATTGCCCTGGTTGTCGTCGTACTGCGGGCTCACCGTCGTCGGCCGCCGCACCGCCGTCGTCTTCGCCAGGCTCACCGCTCCGCTCAGCTCCACGATGTTGCCGTTCGCGTCGGTCAGCCATTGCGTCTCGATCCGGCCCAGGTTGGGCAGCGCAATCTGGTAGTCCGTCCCGCCCGCCTCGGCTACGGGAAAGCTGAAGTTGAACCGGTTGAACCTCCACGCCATCGGCGGCCCCAGCATCCTGCCAAGCACAATGTTGCCCATGCTCAACCCCGGCTCCAGGTTGTTCACGCTCAGCGGCCGGTTCTTGATCAGCGTCTGGCAGTACGTCAGCGCATTCTGGATCGTCAGGGTACTAGGCACTCCGTGCTGTCCTCGGCGGCTGTGCCGCGTAAATTTGCACCGTTGAATTGCTTTTTAATACGGGTCGCACGCTGTCCTGGGCCGTCCGAATCCCCAGCGCTGCTGTACCACCGGCTGCGCCGGAACCACTCCAAACAGGTTCAGCTCGCGGTCGCCCTGCTTCATCGCCTCGGCCAGCGCCGCCAGCGCGGCGATCTTGTCGTTCTGGCCTTCCTTCTTCTTCTCCGGGTCCTTGTCGCTCATGTTGCAGGCGGCCTTCAGCAGCCTGCGAAAGTGCCGCGCGTAGCTGTTCGGCACCGGATTGATCATCTGCGTCTGCGCCGTAAACAGCGGCGGATCCAGCTGGTAGATCGGGGTTATCTGGTACACCGGCCCCGCGCCCGACCCCAGCGAATCCAGCCGGAATCCCTGGCTGGTCGGCGAAACCACTGTCCAGGTCACCGTTCCGTCCGTCACCGTCGTGCCCTCGGACGCCCCCTCGGCCGCCGCCGGTGCCGTCGTTCCCGTCGTGCCAAAGCCGGTCACGATCAGAATGTTGCCGTTGGCGTCCAGAAAATTCATGATCGGGTTCTGCCCCGCCGGCGCGTTTACCCCCAGCAGCGGGTAATAGGTCACGCCCGCGCCTGGCCACGTCCCCAGCGTCAGGTCGCTGTTGTACATCCAGCAAATCTGCGTCGCGATCCACGTTGAGCCCAGCCACCCCGCGCGGTTCAGCTGCCGCCTCCAGGTCAGCTGCCATACCGGCTTCGGCACCGTCTGGTTGTTGATGTCGACCAAATCGCAGCGCTCTCCCCAGCCGATCGGGCCGCCCGGTTGCGCCAGTTGCGGATAGTCCTGTTGGAAGGCATTCGTGTAGAAAGCGGTTCCCACCTGCGAGTTCCACTTATGGTTGAACCGCTCGCACACTAGGTCCGCCATCGCGTCGTTCGCCAGCGTCAGCGCCAGGTTGTCGCCGTAGCCGCTCGCCGCCTGTCTCGGGTCGAAGACGCCCTGCGCCGCAATCACGTCGTAGCAGTTCTGCAGCGATATAGTCGAGTTGCCCATGCTACAACTCCTCCACCAGCGCCACCACGAAACCCTGCCACTTCTGGCAGGCGATCCGCACCGCCTCGCCGCGATGCGCGCACCGCGCGAACTCCAGCCGGAACTCCCACCGCCGCGTGGCGTGCTGCATCTCCACCGCGAACGTCTTCCGCCGCACAACGAGGCTCTGCATCTCATTGTGCCCGGCGGCGAACGTGCCCGGCCTAGGTAGCGGAAGGGATGCGGATGCCATGGGTCTCCAGAACCGCTTCCAGCACGTCCAGCTTGGCCTTCGCCTCGGATTCAAGCGTTGTGCCGTTGGTCTCTATGCCCTGCCAGATCGTCTCCAGCTTGGAGATCCGGTCTGCAAGCGCGGGCAGCCCCGTCTCCTCCACACTCTTGATGCGACCATCGAGCGCGGGCAGTTCCGTTGCGGCGGTTGTCTCCAGGTTGGTCAAGCGGTCTTCGATTGTCTCTGCCATGTTCGCTTCATCTCCTCTAAATCAAATTGGGGCGCGGCTCCGATGGCTGCATTGCCTACCGTTTTATCTCGGTGCCGTTTAGCAATCCGGCGAGAGACCTGTCAGTTCCGCCCCAAACTTACGCCGCCTGTTGAATGTACGCGCTCCGGAGTTGCGCGCTGGTCAGCACGGAGCTCGCCGCAATGGTCAGCGTCAGCGTCTCGGCAATCGCGAGGTTCACCGCGCTCGAAACCGCCGAGTTTGTGTCCGGATAGTAGCTCAGCGCTCCGGCCGGCGTGTTGGCGGTCAGGTTTATGTCCACCTCGCCATGCGTCTCGATGGTGCCCGCCGTGCCCGCGCTCGCAACCGTCAGCACAAACTCAAACTGGAACGGCATGTTCGTGCTGGCCGTGGTGCTCAGCGCTCCCGTCGTGATCGTCGCCAGCGTCACCCCGCCCAGCGACAGCGTGAAGGTCAACACCGGTGCCGTCGTTCCCGGCGAGGTGTAGATTCCATAGCCGTCGACCACGATCGTTTTGCCCACCGCGTTCAGCGCTCCCGCGTTGAAGGCGTAGCTCAGCAGCGTCTGCGCGGTGGTGATGGAGGTCAGCGCGGTCTGCGCCAGCAATGTCTCCAGCGTGCTCTGGCACAGCGAAGGTTGGTTGCCTTTTCCAAAGGTATACAGGTTGTTGTTCTGCGCGTCGAGAATCAGCCCTTCATCCCCGAAGGCATCTCCCGCGTTCGGCACACCGTATTTGACTGTATCCGCGCCCATCGTTTCTCACCCTGCCCTTCAACACTTTTCAACAACTTCATTTATGCGTGAAATACCGGCGCGGTTTGCTGGTCCCACGCCCTCCGCGGATAGATCGGGTTGCCCGTCCGCGCGTTGCGGAAGGTCACCTCGGTTCCCGTGTCCAGCTCGACCGCATCTCCGCCCACCTCGATCGACTCCACCACCGCCAGCAATTCGCGGAAGCGTGCCGTATCCGCCTCGAACTTGGCGATGCGGGCCTGCATCTGCGCCTCCGTCTCTCCCTCGCGCCGCGCCGTCAGCCGGTCGTCGGGGTGCGGGCTGAACACCTTCATCCGGCAGATCGGGCAGTGGATCACCATGCTAAAGCCGTCCGGCAGCTTGATCAGCCGCAACGCGGACTCCTTCGTCCCCTTGAGCGGCCGTCTGCAGGGCGCTCCCTGCTTGTGCAGGCACTGCTCCTGCGTGGTGCGAAGGTTTTGCGTCTCGGTCTCGAGCTGGAACTGGGTCTGCCGCTTGTTGCGCTCGCGCTCGCGCTCCGCGGCCTCAAACTCTTCCAGGTTGCGCTTGGTCAGCTCCAGGCGCAGCTTGGCTTCGGCCAGCTGGGTGCGTTTCAGCTCTAGGTCCAGATCTTCGGCTTGCTCTTCTTGCAGTGCGGCCTTTGCCATATCGGCGTCCCTCAACAATCTGCCGGGCTTCCACCGGCTTCCACTTCGTTTTTACGTGCGCGTCTCCAGCCGGTTAGGTCGTCTGAGGAACGGCTACCGCAATCCTCGCGCGGCTGGTCGTCGGGTCGGGCGTCAGTCCCACGCCGATGATGGCGTTGTATCCCGTCCCGGCCTTGATGTAGTTGTTCGGGTCGTAGGCGGAGCGCGCAAAGTCGCTCATCCACAGGTTCAGGTTCTGCCAGCGCTCCACAACCTTCGTGTGCTTGGCGGATTCCATGTCGAGGAAGATCATGGCATCCTTGCCGGCGCAGTAGGTGCTGATGCCCGTCGTCCCGCCGCCCTGCCAGTTGGCGTAGGTGGTCTGGTTCGTGCTGGTCCGCCACGTCGCCCCCGCCAGGTCGAACATGGTGTCGCCGCCCTTGTCGTTTTCGCGGATGTCCGAGAGCGCCTTCAGCCCCATCTGCCCGGCCTCGGTGTGTTTCCAGATGTCGACGATGGAGTTGTTGCTGTTGTCCAGGAACAGGTCGCCCTTGAACGCCGGGTGGATCGACCCCTGAAAACGCCCGTTGTCCATCGGCGGCACCTGCGCAATCTGCAGGCTGAAGGGCATCTGCTCGATGATCTTCTTGGTGAAGGCGTAGGGCGTGGTCAGCGAATCCTGGTTCGCCGTGCGGCTGTCGAACGTCCGCAGATAGTCGAACAGCAGCATCACGATGTCGTCCATCGTGAAGCCCAGCTGGTAGGCCAGCACCCGGCGGAACTCCACCATGTCCGGCGTCACGCTGGTCAGGTCCGCGTAGTCGGAGATGTTCAGGTAGTTGCCGTACTGCACCATCTTAATGTCTTTGAAGTTGGTCGTCACAATCTCGGGCTGGCCGATCGTGCCTTCCGTCACCGGCACCGTGTCCGGCCCCAGCGTCTGCGCCATGTAGCCGCGCTGGCTGATGCCGCTTTTGGCCGGCTGCGTCCGCCGCGTGCACAGCATCACCTTGTTCAGCGCCGTGTACAGGAAGTCGTAGAACTTCGTGTTGTAGTACACGCTCAGCCCGCTTCCGGGGATGTTCGAGCTGTTCATCGCCGCCGGACTCGGCCCGTCGCCGAAGACCGGCATCTGCGCCGCCGCCGCCGCCCCCAGCATCAGAAGGCTTGCGCCCACGAATACCTTGCTGCCGATCACGGCCACCAGCCGCACCGCGAACACCATCGCGTCCACCAACGGGTCGCGCCCGTAAACCTTGCTCTTCACTCGCTTCGTCGCCATCGCCCTGTCTCTCCCCTCTACGCCGTCCGCAGCCTGGGCTCGTAGGCGGCCACCGCCGCCTCAAAGTCCGGGTCGCCGATCAGCCCCACCATCTTGTCCGCGTCGCTTACGATCTTGCGGTACTGGTCTAGCGTGTACTTCAAAGCCCTTGTGGGTGGCGTTGCCGGGGCGCGAAAGCTGGTGCTTCGCACTCCCGTGGCAAACGGCCGCTTCTGTGGCCTCTCCGTGTGCTGAACCTGAGTTTCCGCAGGAAGCGCCGTAGGGGGTTCGGGGGTTTGGGTTTCGGCAAGGACGATCAGTCCTTCCGCCATGCACTGTTCTAAACTCGCGTCCAGCATCTCGCGCGTCACCAGCGCGGGCTTGTTGCCCGCCATGCGGATCGCGCGCTCGCCGATGTGCTTGCGGTTGCTCGGGTGCACCGCCATCTCGTCGTGCTCGCGCTCCCACTCAAGATACAGCACGGCATACTGCTTCTTCGCCATCTCCAGCAGGTCCAGGCCGGTCTCGTGCTGCACCAGCCGGGCGGCCGCCTGTCCGGCCCGCGCCGGGTTCTGCAGGTCCGCCGTCGCCTGCATCACGTCGTCGGCTGAAAGGCTCCGCGGTTGCGCAACCGCACGCGGATTTGGCTGGGCCGGTTGCGCTCCGGCTTCGTGGCCCGTGGCGGGTGCCCGGCGCGCGAGGGTCGCCTGGGCGTGTCCAAGGGTGCGGGCCATCTTCTCCGCTACCTCGGCCTCGGTCCGCCCATACGTCCAGATAGGGTTTTCGCCGTTCTCGGGGTCGGTCACGCAGGCAAAGGTTCCCGGCTCTATCGGGTTGCCGTTCGGCCGCGTTGTCGTCCAGTAGACGTTCACTTTATCTCCAGTTGCGCGATCTCCGCGTCAACCTGCCCCTTTAGCTCCGCGACCGCCCGCTCAATCATCGCGACATACGCCCAGGCTTCGGCGATCTCGCGCTGCCGGCCAAGCGGATCGGCCACGCTCATAGTAATAGCATTCTTTTTGTGGATTTGCATAGCCCTTTCCAGCAGCCATGTCAACACCGGCCAGCCTTCGCTCTCCCTCAGCTCCGCCAGTCGCACCCGCTCCGCCCGGCTCAGCGTCCGCTCGTAGTTGCGCGGCCCGTCGCCCGCCACCGGCCTCGGCGCGGCTTCGGGCTTCGCCGGCTGCGGTTCCTCAATCGGTTCGCCCCGCATGTACCGCAGGTGCCGTTCGTGCGGTGTTAGATCAGCCATAAATTGCGTACCAGATCGCGTTCTGCCATGCGATGAACGCAGTCGCTCCATACTTGTTTTCGCAAATCCATAATCCGTCTAGCCTATTGCGATACACGCGCGTCTTCACGCTTTATCCTCCTCCGGCAGCGTCACCGTTTTCGTCTCCACCGTCACCGTCTGCTCAATGCCCAGCGCCGCCTGCACCTTGGGGTCATGCAGGATCGCCGCAATTCCCATCAGCGCCGTCAGAGCTCCAGCCACGTTCGGGTGGCTCGCCGTTAGCCGGTACACGAAGCCGCTCACCGCCGGGATCTGCATCAGCGTGCCAAACACCAGAAGCAACGCCACTACGGACTTTGTGCTCAACCGGAAATTCTTCAGCAGCAGCATCTTACTCCCCCAATCCCGGCACTCCGCTTTGCAGCTCGCCCATGTCCGTGTTCCGCTCCAGCCGCGCCTCGGCCAGCTCCAGCGGCACGTCGCCGCTTATGTGGTCCAGCGCCTTGTCCACCAGCGTCTTTTGGATGTCCTGCGCTCCCTTGGCCTGCACCTCCTGCAGCTTGTTCGCGCCCTTCAGTTTTTCGAGCGTCGCCGCCGCCTGCACCCGCATCGCGTTCGGGTTCGCCTGCTGCACCTGTTGCTGCTCCTCGGGCGTCAGCGGAACGATGATGTCCTGCCGCCCCTGCAGTTCGCTCATCTGCATAAACAGGTCTTCGATCGCCTTGAAGTTGATCGTCCAACCCTTCTGGTGCATGTACTCCATCAGCTGCGGCTGCTGCACAATCTGCAGCAGGAAGGGGATCAGCTGCGCGATCGCCGCCTTCGCCGCCAGCTTCTGTCCGGCCAGCACCTTCACCTCAAACTCAAAATCGAGGAACTCCTCCATGTCGATCTGGTCCACGATCGCCGCGGCGAACTTCGCGCTCAGGATCTCGCGAATCTCCGCGATCGGCATCCGCTCGCGCACCATCTTCGCCTTGAACTCCGTCCAGCGCACGATGATGCCCTCCAGGTGGCTCAGCGGGTCGCTGATCGTCTCGTCCGCCTTCGAGCCCAGCCGGTTCACTCCGGCCGCCGTCCGCCCGATGCCCTGCGTCCCGGTGTTGTTGCCCTGCATCACGGAGTTGTTCGCGCCTACTAGGTCCTCGCCGCCCTGCTTGCCCAGCTCGTAGATCTTCCACGCCTCGGCCGGGATCGTCGGCGGCTGCATCCACATCATCTCCTTGCGGATGTCGCCGCTCGGCGCGTTGATCCCCCAAAGCGTTCCCAGCCCCATCACCACCTGCTGCGTCGGCGCGTTGCCGCTCGCCGAGTTGTAGATGATCGGCGCGTTCAGCGGGAAGCCGATCATCTCCAGCACTTTGTTCAGCACACCCTGGTCCATCCGCTGGTCGGGCGCGTTCAGCCGCCCTACGCCCATCCCATACAGGCAATAGGGGATGTTCCACCAGTTGGCCGTATACCCCAGCGCGTGGTCGCCCAGCTCGTGCGGCTCGTTGCGGATGATCTTCTTCCGCCCCGCGTACTCGATCAGCTCCATCACGCTCTCGGCCGTCCAGTAGACATACCGGCTCAGCAGATGGCTGAAGGGATTTTTGCTCGTCTGCACGTTCTCGGCCACCGCGTGCATCACCAGGCTGCGATCGTCGGTCATCTGGTCGGCGGTTTGGTTCGCTCCCTGCGCATCGCCCACCGGCTGGTCGAGGAAGAACCGCTTCAGGTCTTCATGGTCGGGGATGTCCTTGTAGCAATCCAGCCGCCGCATCGCCTGCAGGTCGTCGAACGTCACCGGGTCGTAGTCGATTCTGTACCCCGCGCTCAGGTCGGGCCGGTTCGGCGTGCTGCACTTCGGGTCCCACAGCGTCGTCCCCAGCCGGCGAAACTCAAAGTAAGGCCAACTCTCGGTCACCTCTTCCTCGACCATCTTGAAGTCGTCGGACTCCTGGGTGTTTACCACCTTCGGCGCGCCCAGCGGCAGCGCGATCGGCACCGGCTGCTTCACCCGCCGCCGCCGGCGCTTCACCGTCGTTCGCTCCTGCCACCCAGGGACGCCGATCCCCGTGCCCTGCAGCGTCTGGCTTTCGATCAGCAGACCGAAGTTGTACTCGAAGTCCGCCCGGTCGTCGAGGATCGCGAAGATCTCCGTCCAGGCGTCGATGTACGTCTGCGCGTTCGGGCTCCCGGCCAGCCTGCCCCGCGGCTTAAGCAGAAACGGGTTGTCCTCGGCGAAGATGCCGCGCCGCACCTGGTTCGACATCGTGTTCGAGTTCTTCGCGATGTTGAACCGGCTTATCCGCGCCGTCTGGTTCGTCGTCCGCCAGTCGTAGTCGAACGTCGGCGACTGGTAGAGCTCGTCGATGTACTGCCACTCCGCCATCCACAGCTTGCTGTCGAGGTACGAGATTGCCCGCTGATAGTCTTCCCAGACGATCGTCGCCGCCGCGTCGTCCGTGAACTGCGGCTCCCGCACCCCGTCGGGGTCGGTCTCGACCATGCCCGGCAGAATGTTGCCCACCAGCGTATTGCCGATCGGCATCCCGTCGCCGCCCGGTTGCGCCGCCACCCGGCTGCCGTTCAGCGATATGTCGAGGATGTCCGCCACCCCGCAAGCATAAATCCCAGCAATTCACTTGCGCTACAAAAATCAACGGCGGCCTGTTTGGCCGCCCGCTGATTCTTATGGGAGAGTGGAGACTGCGCCTCCGCTTACTGTACTCGCCTACGCCGTCGCATTCAACTTCGGTCGCCCGCGCACCGCGCGGTATCCCGGCGGCACCTCCAGCGGTTCAAACTCCTGCTTCACGCCGAACCCCAACTGGAACATCAGCATCCCGAACAGGCTGTAGAGGCACCGGCTGCGCGTCGTTCCGCCCTCGGGCAGCTTCTCGAACCGCGTCACGCAGAAGTTGAAGCATTCGCGCATCAGATCGTCGGCGTTCGGTTCGCTCAGCTCCGCCGTCCTCACCTCGCGCTTCATCGTCGACAGCTTCGAAAGGTACGCGACGATCTTGCTGCGGTCCTGCGTCCTCGGCGGCGGGGCCTTCTTCACCATCTCGGCGTCGATCACATGGTACCCCTGCGCCATGGCCACCTGCATCACGCCGTCCGGCAGGTTCTGCTTGGCCGTCTCGTAGCTCTCGATCCACCGGTAGGCCGTGGCCACGCTGCACGTCGGGAAGTTGTGCCGCAGAAAGTGCTTGAACACCCGCTTCGGCAACAGGATGTCGCGGATCTTCAGCAGGTGCTCGGCGGCGGCCAGCTTGCTGAAGCCGCACTTCGCCAGCTCCTCGCTGGCCCCCTGGGTGTGCACCAGCACCGTGCGTTGCTCTTCCGCCGTCAACCCGGACCACCATGTTGCCGATTCCAGCTGCGATCTTGGTACGAGAGTGAGTTTCGCCATATATCCTGCCTTTTTTCTGTAGTTTATGCCGCGTGTCCCTTGCAACACATAGTACACCAGCGCGCGCCGATTACCTGAACACACTCTGGTAACACCGCATCGGAGTGTGATAAAAAATCTCGATGCCATCCTCTGAGAGCGCGCGCGTTGTCTCTATCGATCAGCCGGCACAGGTCGTTTTGCCCCGACACCTCTCTCAGTTGCTCAAAGAGGCCGCAGAGTTGCTTCAGGTCGCTCCCGACGACATCATCGTCGAGGCCGTGTCAGACTGGCTCACCGCCACCGCCCCCGTCCGCATCGCCGCCCTGCTCAACCGGTAGCACTGGCTTCGCCGATTCACCGATAATCGCCTTCTACGCTATTTGCCACCATCGCCAGAACGGTAAGCGAGTAATCAGCGCCTTGCATCACAGAAGCTCGCCGCGCTTGAAGGATGATTCGCCGCATAGCCGCATGGCTGATTCGAAACGTCGATGGCAGCGCAACCCCGGCCATGCTCGAAAGCTCTTGGCTTGACGGAAGCTCAACAAAAACCTCTCGCTCAAAACGTCTGCGAATTGCCCCGTCTACAGAGTCAACAATGTTCGTGGAAGCCAGTAAAAACGATTTTCGTTCAACGGCGTGCCAGTAATCCAAAGCTTGAATGAGTGTGTTTGTAATACGCCATATTTCGCCAACGTCGTTTACCTTTTGCGACCGGTCAGCGGCGACTGAATCCAGTTCGTCGATGACAAGAACCATGGGAAACTGGATGCCGTACCTGATTGCCTTGTCCAAGTTGGCACCCGTAACCCCCATAAACGATTCGACGGCGCTTGCCAGAGAAAGAGAGAATACCGGGATGTCAAGTTGTTTTGCGATCCACCTCGAAGCCGTAGTCTTTCCGACACCAGACGGCCCGGAGACTAAACACGATTGCGTCGGATAAACCTTTGCCGCCCGCAGTTCAGCCGCCATCTTCCACTCGTCAACCACCTCTCGTGCCCAACACGGAGCTTGATAGTTCTCTGGCAACGGAAGTTCGTCCCGCAAAACGCAGTTTGGAGCAACCGGCAAAGGCTGCATCATTTGAATCTCGCGTCCGCCAATTTTTCTTGAGTTAGCCATCCAGCCCTCCCGGCAGCCCCGGCAGCCCGCGATGGCTCACCTTGCTCATCGCCGCCAGGTGCGCCTCCGCCTTCTGCCGCGCCAGTTCATCCATCACAGGCACACCTTGCACGCTCAGGTAATGGTTCATCTGCGCGTCCTCGCGCCGTCGGCGCTGGTACTCAAGCTCCTCTTCCTGCATCGACGCCCGCAACTGCGACACCGGAACTAGGTCCGCCAGCTTCGCGATGCACTCGATGATGCCGTTCTCGAGCGTCATCCCGAAGTTCACGAACTGGCTTCTGCACTCCGCGCCCTTTGTCATCGCCGTCGAAAAGCTCACCCGGCCCACCTTCAGCAACGGCTCCAGCGCTTCCATCTTGGCCACGCGCACATGGTCGTCGTCGACGAACATCTCCCACTGCACGCGCAGGCTCACATTGCGCCGCGCCGCCTCGTTGCGCACATGCGCTCCGATGTGTTCGCTGCCCGGCGTCTGGAAGATCATCACGCCCTTCGCGCCGTATCGTTTCTGCTGGCTCACGATATGCGCCGCCAGCCCGCTCGGCGTATACGTGCCCTGCCAGCAGTCCAGAACATAAATCCGCTCACCGGTGATTCTTACAGCCACACCCTCGGTGTAGCGCATCATGTCCTTCTTGCCCCCATACTGCGGCCTGAAGCACAGATACGTCGATCCCAGATGCTCCAGCGGCACCCGGTCCGGCTGGATCAGGCAGCTCTCGTACATCCGCTCGTCGAACTTCGGCAGGCTCCCGCCCATGGGATCGTTCTGCTGCTGGCACATGAAGCTCTCATAGTTCTGGTGGTACTTGTCCCGCAGCTCCGTATAGCTCAGGTTGGCGAACTCGCCGAACAGCAGCTCCACCTCGTCCTCGGCGGGGAACTGCCCCGGCAGAATCCTCTGCCCATCCAGCCGCCGCACGCTGCACCGCACCAGCACATCCCAGGCGTCGGGGTTCATCTGCGCCTGCTGCAAACACTTTCCGTAGTAGTCGAGCGGATGGTACCGCGTCCCGCCGATGTAGAGATACCCGCCGTCGCGCAGCAGGTTCTCGTTCTGCTCCACCGTGTCGATCACGCCCTGCCGCACCTCGGGGTCGGCGCGGATGCCTGAGTTCTTCGTGTCCTCCACATCGTCGTTGTCGAGGATAAACGGGTGCCATCCGCTCTGGGTCGACTGCGGCGAGGTAAACGCCAGCGTGTGGTCCAAGTCCCCGGCCCCGTCCATCCGTCGGTTCGGCGTGTCCCATCCGAAGTCGGGCGCGGCAAACCCCGGCTTCGCGTCCGTCACCGCCTCGGGAAACATCAGTTGCACCATCGTCGCCGGGCGCCCCTTCTGCCTCCAGAACACGTTGGCCGTCTTCTGGCTCACCGCCAGCGCCAGCGGCTGCGTGGCGGACTGGTTCAGGATCGTCACATCTTGACTGAACGCCGCAATCCACTGCACTCGGTCGACGCGCTTCAGGCTCGTCTTGAACGTGTGCCGCGGGTCCAGGTGGATCAGCCGCCGCTTTCTGCGCTGCGCCCGCATCGGCAGCATCGGGTTCTTCGGCCCGTAGAGCTTCACCGCCGGCCCATGCGCGCGCTCTGTAAAGTCCTCGAATCCCAGCATCCTCGCCGCAAAGAAGTGGTCGGTCAAAAAGCGATGACGCATATCCTCTCGATATGCGTCATCGCTCACCAGCTTGTCCGTATCGACGATCAAGCTACATCCCTTCGGCTGCGCCTTCGCCGCCCTGCGGCTCCGCGCCGCCCTCGGCCTCTCCACCGCCCTGCGGCTCCGCGCCCTGGCCACCCTCGTTCATGCCCATCTGCTCGGCGACATGCTGCCCGGCCTCTTCCGCGTCGGCGCTGGTGGCTACATTCTGCCGCTCGGGCTCGGTGTGGTGGTCTTCTTTCTTGGCCTTGTAGGTGTGGTGGTGTACGTAGGTTCCATCGTGCGCGGCGACGGTGCGAATCTCATGGAGATGTTTCTTCTCCGTCTTCCCCTTCTTCTCGCCGCCCTCGTGCTCTTTCTTCATTTCCTTCGCCATCACCGTACCTCACCTTACCGCTAATCAAGCATTCCGACTGGATCGTAATCGTCACATCCGCAAAAAATGGGGTTTTCAGTTTCGTCTTGACCTACTTTGGCAGCACACTCCCAAGTACCGTCGGTCATCTTTGCGTGTTCGTCAGCGGCATGTCCGCATCTGCAACCGTTTTGCGCCATCGCCATGCTCCTAAGCGGCTCTATCGGAATTGAACCGATCCTTGATAAGTCTGCCCGTAGGCAGCCCGTCCATGACGGGTGTGCGCCGTACACCATCAAGCCCCAAAACCCAACTCGTTCATCGGGCGGTTCACTTCAATTCCCTAAACTTTGCCGGGTCGACGGCCCCGGCCCTCATCTGCTATGCCTTTACTCCGATGTGTGTTGGCTCTCTTATCGTGCTGTCCACTGCCGTCGCAGTCTCGATTCAATCGCTCACAGCCCACATAGCTTCGTGCTCGTCGTTGGTTTAGGGTGGTATCTCAAAACTTTTCGGTTGACGGTCGTCATGTTACCGCCTATCTGCTCACCGAAGGGAACGCCCGGCCTTTCCTATCCGGGGACCGCGTTGATAGGTTTAGCCGACGCTTGCGGCCGTCAGAGTGATCGTGGTCGCCGTGCCGCTGGCGGCCCCGCTCGAAGTCACCGACAGAAGGAACGTCGCCACCGGATTGTTCGCGTTTGAGATGCCGGTCACCACGTTTGAAAGCGCGGTCCGCGCCACAATCGTGTTGTTCACCAGGAACTCAAACCACCCGGTCAGCTTGCCGCTCACGGTGCTGTAGATCAAGTGCAGGTGCGCCTCCCAGGGCGCGTCGGCGCTGTTCTGGGTTATCGTTCCGCTCGTCGCAAGCAAGGTGTCGTTGCCGACCGTCAGGGATGTTCCGGAATATACCTTGAACGTCAGCGTCCCGTTCGCGGTCGTCTTCGCGTCGCCCGAAAAGTACAGGTCGAAGCCCTTTTGCTCAAGATTTTTGTCGGGGGGCAGCACCACCTGCAACGGCAACGTCGACACGGCGGCGCTGGGAATCACTGTCTCCGTGGTCGACGTCAGCACCAGCGTTGCCGGCAGCGGGCCGGGAACCGTCGACGCCTGAACGTTCAATGCCGTCTGTCCGGCAACCGATGCAGCTTGCGATGTAGGTCCGTAGGGCCGATCAGACAGTGACATGGTGCGCTTCCTCGCTCTCGGTGGAAACAAAATCGGCGGAATTACCGCTCGGCGCAAGTATACTTCGCGACGGCCGCTTTTTGTCAACGATGTTCTCAAAACGAGACCGCAACTCGTCAAACTCCTCGCCGGCCATCGCCGCTATCGCCTCCCGCAAAGCCCCTTCGAGCGCCGCCACACGCTTCACCGGCGGACGTCCGCGGCGCAGCTCCTCGGGCCGCAACGAAGCCCGCCACTGCCGGAACAGTTTCACCTCTTCGGGTGTGCAGGGGTGCATACACTGCTTGCAGTACCGGTTGTTGCGGTTGTGCGTGTGCAGCAACTTCATCACTTGGCCGCACACTGGGCTGCACGTACCCTGATAGCGCTTCTGGGTCGCGCGGCTGGCCGGAACGACGCTCTGGCACACCAAGCAATGCAACTTCAGCTGGGCGATCCCGCCCTCGGGCAGCAACGCTTCGACCTCTGGCCGGATAAACTTCATGCGAACACCTCGAAGTTCCACGTCTTGCTTCGCCGGTCATGCGTCACGGCGACGATTCTGAACTCCAGAAACATCTGCGCGGCGATTTTGATCTTCACCCTGGCGTCGTCCTCCCAGTGGCCCTTCGTCTCGTGCAGTTCGATCTTGCCGTCCGGCATCACCAGCTCGAAGTCCGGGGTCCAGAACGTAGCCGGGGCCAGCTTCAGCTTCAACGGCTCAAACCTCCACCGCAGAACTTCGCCGCAAGCTTTCTGTATGTCGAGATAAACCGCGTATCGCTTCTCCATGCCGTTCATCTGCCCTGCGGCATGTCTAATTCGCGTTTGTTGCCCCGTGGAGCGATCCGTGGCGGTTTCTGGCTCCAACCCCTCACTCGATCCGTTCCGGTTCGCCGTGCGCTCCGCCACAACGTTCTGAGCGGCCCCTAGGACTTGGAACCCTTCGGGGTCGAGACGAGGCAACCGCCCGATGCCTGCAAATCTCTCTTTTTGCTCCGCGCGGTATTGCTCCAAGGTCTGCATGTGGGCTATTATAACCCTATGACGACGAAGAAGACAACAAAAAAAACAGCGGCGCGGCGGGTGATTGGTGTCAAGGTGTACTTCTCTAACCTCGAAGTGCTGGACCTTGTGAGGTCGGCCCATGCGGCGTCGGGGCTTCCAACCCTGTCGTCTTGGATCGCTCAGGCGGCCGTCGAAAAAGCTCGTCGCGAACTCGGTTTGCCGGTTGGCTAGATCGGGTCCCTCGATGCGGTTCCTAGGTCGATGAGCACATACTCATTCGGCAGTTGCTGCCGCGATGTTCCCACCTTCTTGAACTTTTTCATCTTGACTATTGCGCCGCGCTCCACCAGCTCGGCCAATCCTCGCTTGATTGTGTCCTCGGAGACATCGACCAGCCTGGCCATGTCTTTCACGCCATGAGCCCTGCACCGGCCTTCCACCGCGAAGTACGACAAGGCAAGATAGGCCGAGTACCCTCGACTGCTTGGTCGAATCACCTCGAAGAGCGCTCGCTGAATCCACACGAACGGCATCGTTCTCATATCTCGGATTGTGATGGATTCGCGTTGTGGGGGCAATCGATCCTCGACCGAGATGATTGAAACGCATATTCGGTCGCACAAGCAGCGCTATCTCAACGTGTCTTGTGGAAAAACTGTGGAATAGGGCATAAACATGTGGATAAGTCCACAAATGATGTGGATTGTCTTGTGATCTATCTACGTGAAAACCCCGTAAGTGCCGTGTTTTCATGGGAATTCGCCTTTTCTTCATTTTTATCCCGAAAACCTGATGCAAGTGTATGAAATTAGACCATTTGCTAGGGGGGTGGGTGCTGTGAGCACCCAGGGGTGGGTGCTGTGAGCACCCCCAAGTACTTAAGTATTTAAACTCTTCCCATATAGATCCGTAGTAGTAGGCGGTTTTATCCACACCCCAGCCATACCCCTTGTAGGCCAGCTGTCATCCGTCGGCGATC